CTACGATCCACAAGTTCATCCGGGAGCAGGAGGTTAACGTCCTCCGCAACCGGAAGATGCTCGCGCTGCTGAAGCAGCGGGGGCGCATCACCTTCAACCACAGCGGCGACCTGCTGGATTGGAAGGTGCGGTTCAAGCGGGTTCCCATGACCGGCTACGCCGACATGGACACCCTGACGTTCACCAGGCGGGACCGCTGGAAGACGGCCCAGCTGGACTGGCGCGGGTACGCCGCGACCGACGCGATGACCAAGCGCGAGCGGCTGATCAACAAGAACACCGAGGCGATCGTCAAGGTGTACTCCGAGATCGCCACCAACCTCATGGAGGACATGGAAGATCAGTTCGGGGACGAACTGTACGTTGACGGGAACGCGACCGGCAACAGCAAGCGCATCCACGGCCTGGAGTCGTTCCTCGGCGACACCGGCTCCGAGGCGGCGGCCGGCTACGTCTACGTCCCGTCGGACAGCTACGCCGGCCTGAGCACCGCGCTGGGCAACTACGGCGGCAACTGGAGCACGGTGTCGTCCAACGTCAACTGGCCGAGCGGCACGGGGGACGCCCACTACGACTTCTGGACGCCGCTGATCGTCAAGTACACCTCGACGAGCTTCAGCGCGGCCACGCACAACTGGGCCAACCAGTGCCGCGAGGCGCTGCGGTTCGGGATCATCAAGGGCCGCCGGAACAAGTCCCGCAAGGGGATGATGGACACGGTGTTCCTGGAGAACGAGCTGTACCGCCTGTTCGAGGAGAAGCTGGAGACGAACGAGCGCCTCGTCGTCACGCGCGGCGAGGACCTCGGCCTCTGGTCGCTCGGCTTCAAGGACTTCGTGAACTTCGAGGGCTGCGAGGTCACCTACGAGTACGGCGTGCCGACCAACCTCGGCTACGGCCTGTGCCTGGAGTGCATGGAGCTGTGCTCGCTCCAGGGCCAACTGTTCGTGCCCGAAGGCCCGGACTTCGACCCGGCCACGCAGACCTGGCGGTTCTCGATCGACTTCTTCGGGAACCTGCGGACTTCGTCCCCGCGCAACTTCACCAAGTGGAAGAACTAAGGAGGGTTCGACCATGCCTAAGTACGAAAGCCTCCCGTTCGCGCGGGGCGAGTACCAGACGGACGACTCGGCCAACCTGGTAAACCCCTCGCTCAGCCTCGGGGCTCAGGTGGGCCGCACCTACGAGATCGAGGACGTGGACTGGAACGCGGTCGGCGGCGCGAAGCCGCAGCGCTCCGGCAAGATTATCAAGCTCCGCCTGGTGAAGAACACCGGCACGGCGGCGATCCTGCCCAAGCGGCTGACGAAGTACGACCTGACGGCCGGCAACTTCGGCTCCTGCGTCATCGCCCACACCAACGTGACGGCGGAGGACTGGGCGGGCGTCGCCGACGAGTTCCTGCCGTCCACCGGCGTGCCGGCCAACGGGTACTTCTACATCGTCACGGAAGGCCCGTCGATGATGACGACCCCCGTGGCGGGGGCGGACTTCAACGGCGACATCGCGGTGGGCAACCCGCTGGTCGCCGCGACGGCGGCCGCGTCCACCGGCACCACGGCCGGCCGCCCGCAGAACCGCAACATCACTGCGTCCACGCAGACGGGTGACTACACGTCCGTCGTCAACAACGCCGCGAACCAGCTCGGGCGCGCGCTCAGCGCCGCGACCACGGGCAACACCAACACCGACATCCTGGTGGACGTCGGCATGTGGTGAGATCTACCTCCCGCGCGCCGGGTGCGGCCGCGAAAGCGGACGCCACCCGGCGCCAAGCACAGGCGGGCCGGCGCCCGGCGGCGGCTCATAACCACCGCGAGCGACGTTCGGCCCGTCGGCCTGCGACCCGACGGAAATACCCAACCCGGAGTTGGGCTCTGAGCGCCGGAAGGGCGTGCGGGGTGGGGAGGTCGGCCGTTCGGCCCCACGCCGGGACGCCGAGGGCGGCGTCCCGGAACAGAGCCCGAACACAGGCGGAGGCGGCGATGGCCGAGTACCTGCTGGGCACGGACCCGAAAACGCCGCTGACGCTCCTCCGCCAGAAGGTGGACGTGTCGGCCAGCGGCGCGCTGATCGCCGCCGCCGCCGGCAAGAAGATCCGCGTGCTGGCCCTGTCGCTCGCGGCGACCACGTCCGGCACGGTCAAGTTCCAGTCGGCCTCCAACGACCTCACCGGCGACATGAATATCCTCGGCGGCACGCCGCTGGTCATGCCGTACAACCCGGCCGTATGGTTCGAGACGAACGCCGGCGAGGCGTTCAACGTGACGCTCGCCACGGTCACCAACCTGTCGGGGACTATCACCTACATCCTGGACTCGTGAGCTTGGGAGGGCTCATGCCGAAGTATTCGATCCTCGTGGCCACGTTCCCCTACGGCGGGCTGGAGCACACCAAGGCTTCGCGGTGGTACACGAGGCTGATCCTGAAGCTGAAGGCGGACAGGCGGATCGGCGAAGTCCACTGCGCGGACGAGGACGACACGCCCATTTCGATGACGCGGAACAAGGCGTGCCGCCAGGCCCAGCTGCTCGGGGCGGACTTCGTCCTCATGATGGACTCGGACACGATCGGGGACTACCAGGCGACGAAGCCGTTCTGGGATTCCAGCTTCGAGTTCCTCCTGGGGCACGGGGGGCCGGCGATCGTCGCCGCCCCCTACTGCGGGCCGCCGCCCAACGAGAACGTCTACGTCTTCCGCTGGCGGAACCGCCAGTCGGACCACCCCGGGGAGACGGACTTCCGGCTGGACCAGTACACGCGCGAGGAGGCGTTCGAGCGGGCCGGGATGGAGGAGGTGGCGGCGCTGCCAACGGGGCTCATGCTGTTCCACACGGAGGCGCTGGCGAAGGTCCCGATCCCGTGGTTCGATTATGAGTATTCGGACGAATACTGCACCAAAAAGGACACCACGGAAGACGTGTACTTCACCCGCAACGCCAGCCTGGAGGGCGTCCCGGTCTACTGCAACTGGGACTCCTGGGCCGGGCACCGCAAATGGAAGGTCGTCGGCAAGCCGGAGATCCTCACGGCCGACGCGCTTCAGCTGCGGGCGAAGAAGGCGAAGGGCCGCGCGGTCCGGTCCGACGAGAAACTGATCGATGTCCGCCCGGGGAGGTGACCTGTGGAGTCGCTGAAGGCCGAGCCGCGAGGCTTCAACGTGAAATCGCACGTCCTGGTCGAGCCGCACGAGAAGGCGATGGACCGCTTCGACAAGGCGATGGACCGCGTCGATCAGACCGTCGGCAAGATGCTGGTGCGCATCGACGGCGGGCTGGAGCGCGTCAACGAGAAGACGATCGCCGAAACCTTCGTCTCCGGCCTCCTGGTCGGCCTGCTGATCGCCGTCCTCTTTTCCGTCGTGCGGAGGGTCAACTGATGAAGTCCCAGAACGTCGGCCTGCTGGCCCTCGCCCTCGCCGGGTTCATGGTCTACGACTCCGCGCGGCAGGCGCCGAAGGAGCCGGTCTGCCCCGGGCCGAACTGCCCAGCGCCAAGGCCGAAGCCGGCGCCAAGGCCCGCGCCGAAGCCAGCGCCTAAGCCGCCGGAACCGGAGCCTAAGCCGCCGCGCCGCCCGTGGGGGGAGAACAGGGCCGCGCCGGTCGGCGCGCAGGTGGGCGGCAACGTCAGCCCGGACGGCACGGAGATCGACTGCGACCTGCCCGGGTCGGAGCACCTGAAGAACAAGGGCGGCAGAGACGGCGCCGGGCTCTGCGTCTTCACGAGCATCGACCACGCGGCCAGGTGGCAGAACGTGCCGCAGCTGGTCGGCTTCCGCGACTGGATGACCAGGCACCCGGGCGGCGGCTACCCGCAGAAGGTTGACCAGATGATCAAGATGATCTGCGAGGAGCGCGGCATGCCGGTGCCGGACTACATCCAGGCGGAGCGCGTGGACCCGGAGCTGCTCAAGCGCGCCTGCGCGTCCGGCCGCATGCCCGGGGTGACGTACTCCCGCAGCCCGACCGGGCGGTACGGCGGCGGGCGGATCGCGCACATGGTTTCGCTGCCGCACGCGGACGACAGGTGGTTCTGCGTGCTGGATAACAACTACCCCGGCGAGGACAAGTACGAGTGGATGACCCCCGAGGAGGCCCGGCGCGCCGGCATCCTTGAGTGGGCCGTCATCCTGCTCGCGCCGCCCCCGCCCCCGATGCCCAGGAACAGGACGTGAGGTCACGACGATGCGAACGCTGATTCTCGCCGCCGTGACGGCGGCGTTGGTTTGGGCCGGTCCCGCCGCGCTCGCGCAGTGCGGCGGCGACTCCTGCCGCGTGCCGGGGCCGGAGGTTACCGCGCCGCCCGGCACCAACAAGGGTCCGGACGACGACGGCTGGTACTGGAACGTCGAGGGCGCTTACCGCTGGCGCTGGGTAGACAAGGCCACCGGAAAGCCGCTGGAGGCTCGCCGGACCGCGCCGCCCGCCGAGCAGAATTACGGCGTGGACCGCGCGAAGCTGGACGCCTCCAAGCAGAGGTTCTACCGCCGTGGCCGCGAGATTTCGCGCGACCAGGCGCTCAGCCTGGTGACCGGTAAGGATATCCCGGACGACGCCAACAGGCTGCGCCTGACGGTGATCGGCGACGAGGCGGCCCGGCGCGAGGTGATTATGGACCTGGCCACCCACCCGGCGCTGACAGGGTGGGCGGACAAGCTGACGGTGCAGTCCTACGAGCCTTCGCACTGGGCCGTCTCCGGCTTCAGCGCCGGCCCCGGCACGACGGTCTACCTTCAGCTGCCGGACGGCACCGTGCTCCACCGGCAGGGCGACTACCAGGACGGGGCCGAGGGGCTCGCGGCGGCGCTGCGGAAGGCGGACCCATACTACGACCCGTACCGCGACCCGGACATGCGGCGTCCCGACGTGAGGCCCGACGGCGGCGCGTCGCCCATCGACCTGTCCAAGGTGCCCACGGTCGCCTGGGCGATCGGCGCCTTCGGGCTCTTCATGGCGCTCAAGAAAGAGGAGAAGTGAACGTGGAAGCGTACCTGCCGCAAATCATCAGCTTCGTGCTCGGCGTCGTGGTGCCGGCCCTCCTGCACCGCTTCGGCGTCAAGGTGCCGGTGATTGTGCCGGACACGAGCGTCGCGCCGGGGGCCAAGCCCGCCGTGGACGTGCCGGCGGTCGCCTCCGCCCTGACCGACGCCGTCGAGTGGGTGCTGCGGGCGCGCTCCGGCCAGTTCGCCGTGACCGACGCCGACAAGAAGGCGCTCGCGACGTTCCGCCAGCTGGCGGATGAGATCATCGGCGCCAAGTAAAGGAGGCCGCAATGGCGTTGTCTTCGATCTGCGTAGACATCGAAACGTTCAACTTCGCCGCTAACTTCGGGATCATCCTCTGCGCGGTGATCAAGCAGGACGGCAACGACCCGATCGTCTTCCGTCACGACAAGCTGTGCAAGACCTGGAAGACGAGGCGCTCGGACGACTCCGCCATAGCGGCGGCGGTGGCCAGGGAATTGTCAAAGCACCCGATCTGGGTGGCGCACAACGGGAAGAAGTTCGACCTGCCGTACATCAACACGCGCCTGCTCCGCGCCGGCATCCCGCCGCTGCCGAAGCCGAAGGTGATGGTGGACCCCGTCGAGCTGGCCCGCAACAACCTGCGGATGAGCTACAACTCGCTCGACCAGATCTCCAGCCTGCTGGGCGTCAACACCAAGACGGAGGTGGACGCGCAGATCTGGTGCCGGGCGGCCTTCGACGGGGACCGCGAGGCGATGGACTACATCGTCGAACACTGCATCCAGGACGTGGTCATCCTGGAAACCGTCGTGGACAAGCTCAAGGATTTGTCCGGCGGCTTCAACCAGTACGGCTCCGGGAGGTGAATATGGGCGGTTGGGCGCCGGGCGATGCCGTGGGCGGGGCGGCGCCAGGTTGCACGCCGGCCGTTTGCTTCTTGAGGTGACCCGTGGCCGACGAGATCTCTGACGCCGCCAACGCCGCGACCATCCTGATCGTGGCCTTCCTGCTGGTCGTGTTCGTGGCTTGCGGGTGCGGCGTGTGGAATTAAGGAGATGACCCATGGATGGGCGAGGCGCCTTCTTCTACCGGCCGATGGTGATGTGGCTGATTCTGTTGATCGCCGCCGCGCTGTGCCTGGTGCTGGCCGGCAGCGAAGGGGTGATGGAATCACCGGCGTGCGGCCGCCGCGCCCGCAAGGAAGGGGCGACGCCGGTCTGCCCGATCACGGGTCTGCCCGGCTGCCAATGCGGCTGCCTGAAAGGCTGGCCGTGTGTGTGTATCGCCGCGCCGGCGAAGGCGGACGCCGGCCGAAAATGCTGCTGTTGCGACAGGTGACCCATGACGATCGCGGTCGAGGCTGTCACGGTCTGCGTCCACTACGCGGATTTCCTGGCGGAAACCGTGAGGTGGAACCACCAGCATTTTGACCACTGGACCATCATTACGACCCCGGATGATAAGGAAACCATCGAGTTGTGCCGCCGGTGGAACCTTGGCTGTATCACCACCGGCGAGTTCTACAGCGAAGGGAAGTTCAACAAGGGGCGCGGAATCTCCCTGGGGCTCAACTACATCAACACGGACGCCTGGGTGCTACACCTCGACGCGGACATTGTGCTTCCGCCGCAGTTCCGGCGAATGCTCACGGTCGCCGGCCTGGACAGGGAGTGCATCTACGGCTGCGACCGCGTGAACGTGCGGTCCTGGGAGGAGTGGCAGGAGTTCCAGCGCCGGGGTTATCTGCACGCGCAGCACGGCTACCACCTGTGCTGCAACTTCCCCGAGGGCAAGTCGGTCGGCACCAGGGTGATTCGCGGCAAGCACGGGTACGTGCCGATCGGCTTCTTCCAAATGTGGCACAACAAGGAGGGCATCCACTCGGGCATGCGGTGGAAGGACTACCCGGACTGCAACTCCGACGCCGGCCACTCCGACATCAAGTTCGCCATGCACTGGGACCGGCGGAGGCGTATCCTGCTGCCGGAAGTCGTCGTCCTCCACCTGGAGAGCGAGCCGGCGCCGATGGGGCACAACTGGAAGGGGCGGAAGACGAAGCGGTTCGGCCCGGAGCCTCCCGCCCCGCCGCAAACCGCCGCGCCGAGCTGAGGGGGTTAGGACGTGCCCAAGCCCAAGAAGATCCCCGCCTCCGTCCGGCGCGCCCTCGCGGGGGCAGGAGTGCAGATACCGCAGGTGGCCGAACTGGTATCCCACTTCATGGCGGCGGCGGGCGGGGCGCTGGCGCTGGCGAAGATGCTGCTGGAGGAGTACCTGAACGCGAAGCCGGGGAGCATCATCCGGCAGCGGATCCTGGACAGCGTCCTCCGCATGCTGAATATCGCCAACCAGGCGATGGGCGGCAGCGAGGAGATCGACCTGGTCAACGACGCGGACCTGGAGTCGGAGCTGAAGCGTCTGATGGAGCAGATGCCTGATGGCGAAGAAGAGGCCGGCCCGGCGGAAGGGGCCGGAGCAAACCCTGGAGAGCCTGCCGGACCCTGACCGGGCGCCGCGCAACCGGCCGCAGCCGAAGGTCGTGCCGCCGGCCCGCCTGCCAACGGACCCCGACCCGGGCGTCTCGGTGGACGCGGACCGCGTCACGCTCGACGAGGCGGACCTGTACGGCAAGGGCTACGTCTCGGCGTTCACCCTCCAGCGGACGCGGACCCTGGTGAACGAACTGGCGAAGCGCCGCGTCGAGGCGCTCAACCTGTTTGAGCCGCTGCCCGAGCAGGAGCGGTTCCTTGCGTGTAACTCCCCGTATCGCATCCTTAGAGGTAGTAATCGAAGCGGCAAGACCCTCACGGCGGCGGTCGAAGTCGCCAGGGCGGTAACCGGGCAAGACCCCTACGGCAAGTACCCCGTCCGGGACGGCTGCTGGTTCCTCGTCGGCAAGGACCAGAAGCACCTCGGCAAGGTGATGTACGCGAAGCTGTTCCGGCCGAACGCCTTCAAGATTATCCGCGACCGGCACTCCGGCCGGTGGCGCGCCTTCCGCCCCTGGACTCCGGAGGACGCGGCGCGGGAGGGCGAGGCCAGGCCGGCGCAGCCGCTGATCCCCAAGCGGTTCGTGGCGGAGGTCGGCTGGGAGAACAAGAAGGAGAACGTCCCCAACGTCATTCGCCTTACCAACGGGTGGGAGTTGTACTTCTTCTCCTCGCTGGGCAAGCCGCCGCAGGGGAGCCCGATCGACGGCTTCTGGTTCGACGAGGAGATCATCGACCCGGCCTGGTACCCGGAGATGGCGGCCCGCATCGTGGACCGCAAGGGTCGGGGGATCTGGTCGGCGACGCCGCAGGCCGGCACCGACCAGTTGTACGAGTTGCACGAGCGGGCGGAGAAGGAGCGCGTAGATAAGCCGGAGGGCAAGCGGCGCATCAGCGAGTTCGTCGTCCTCCTCTCGGAGAACAAGCACATCTCCGACGAGGCCCGGAGGGAGTTCGCGGCGGACCTGACGGACGAGGAGGCGCGGGTCCGCGTCGGCGGGGAGTACGCGATCACGAGCTACAAGGTCTACCCGACCTTCAACATGCTCATCCACGGCCACCCGCTCAAGGAGGTGCCGAAGCACTGGACGCGGTACGCCTACGTTGACCCGGGCCACCGCGTCTGCGCCGTGCTGTTCGTCGCGGTCCCGCCCAGGGACGAGGAGGACATCGTCCTGCTCTACGACGAGCTGTACCTGCGCGAGACGAACGCGGCCCTGTTCGGCGAGGCGATGCGGCGGGCCTGCGAGGGGCAGGTTTTCCAGGCGTTCGTCATGGACCCGAACATGGCGCTGACGACGCAGGTGGCCGCCGGCAAGACGGTGATGCAGCAGTATTCGGAGGCGCTCCAGCAGAACAAGGTCAAGAGTCTCGCCACCGGCCACGGCTTCATCCTGGCGAACGACGACGTGATGGCCGGCGTCCTGGCGGTGCAGGGGCTTCTGCGGGTGAGGGAGAACGGCAAGGCCAGGCTGCGGGTTATGGAGCAGAAACTGCCCAACTTCCTCTACGAGATCAAGCGCTACCACAGGAAGCGGGTGGCGGGTGTCGTGCAGGAGGCGCCTGACCAGCGGAAGGACAACCACATGATGGACGACCTCCGTTACATGGCGCTGCACGACCCGAAGTTCGTGCCGCGCAAGGAGGAGAAGCGGCCGGTGGGCGGCCCCCTGGAGTCCTTCCGGCTGAAGATGCAGCGGAAGAAAGACCGGGACGGGCCGCACGTCATTCACCTTGGCCCTGGCGGGAGGTTGTACTGATGCTGAACGACGTTGAACTGTCCGTGGCCGAAACCGCCCAGTCGCTGCACAGGCTGAACGATCAGTTGTGCGGCCGCGAGCCGGAGCCGTGGGAGGGGCTGGCCTACGAGCATCAACTGCCCTGGCTGGCGCTGGCGTCGCGCGGCCCGGCGAAGATGCAGGGGATGGAGGGCGCGCGGCTGCGCGACGTGGCCGCCCAGTTGTGGAAGCTGGCCTGCGCCCCCGAGGACGCCGACGGGGCGGAGCAGGTGTTCTACCAGACGCCGGACGACGGCTTCCGCCTCCGCTGGGAGGCGATCGCCAGGCACCTGCACACGCTGATCGACTGCGACGAGTTGTCCTCGCCGGAGGAGTCGGAGCGGATGTGGCTGGACTGGTACAGCAAGAAGGCGAATTACCTGACCGTGGCTGCTGCGGGAGGCTGAAATGGCGAAGGCTGAAATGGCGAAGGCTGAAATCGGTGAGGTGGTGTGGTGGTACCCGGACGGCGACAAGGCGGCGTCGCCGCACCCGGCCGTCGTGACGGCGGCCGGCGAGCACGCCCTGACGCTGAACGTCATGGGGCCGGACATCAAGACGTTCCGGATCGAGGACGGCGTCCATCACATCGACGACCCCGCGTGCCGCAGGCTGGAGACGCGGGACTCCGGCGGCTGGGACCACACGGAGCGGACGAAGCGGCTGGAGAAGTTGTTCAAGGAACTCGGAGGGAAGTGATGTGCACGCCACGGCCGGAAGACGTGAAGCGGATCGCCAACGACTTCGCGCGTCACAAACTGACCGGGGGGCTGGCGCGGGCCGGGCGGTACGGGGCGATCCGCTCCCGGACCCACGACCTCGCGCGTCGCCTTCTCACGCTTTGTCCGCCCGGCCTGGGGCGGGCCGTCTTCTCGGCGAACGCCTTCTTGGCGAACGCCGCGATTGCCAGCGATGAGAAACCGAAGGGTTGAAGCCGGAGTAGCCAGGGATGGCGGACGCACTCAGACCTGTTGTCGGGCAGTGGCTCAAGCTGCTCCAGCTCGCCTACGAGCACAAGAAGGCGGAGTTCGACGACGACGCCCAGGAGTGCATGCGCTTCTTCGACGGCCCTTACGACTGGCTGTACAAGCCGCGCGGCCCGAACAGCGGCGGCTTCGACGTGGACGAGATGGAGATGCGCGCGCCCAGCGTGCGCATCACCATCAACAAGACGGCGGAGTTGGTGCAGCTGTTCGGCCCGGCGTTATACCACAGGAATCCCGTCCGCAAGGTGAACCCGCGCCAGGTCGTGCAGCCGCCGATGTCGATGTACCCGAATGTCCAGGCGGACCCGGTCGCGCGGCAGCGGCTCCAGCAGGACATGATGCTGGTGCAGCAGGGGGCCGAGATCGACAAGGCGCGGGCGGAGCTTCTGGAGAAGTACCTCAACTACACCCCGACGCCGCTGGACCTGAAGAACAACTCCCGGTGGACGATCACGGAGGCGCTCATTAAGGGGATGGGCGTCCTGTGGACGCAGCGGCACCGGCCGCCGGGGGCGACGCAGACGTGGGTGGGGAGCTTCCACGACTCCGTGGACAACCTCCTCATGGACCCCGACGCGGCGAAGATCTCCGACGTGAAGTGGATCGCCCGCCGCCGCTGCCGCCCGGCGTGGGAGGTGGCGCGGGAGTTCAACATCCCCGTCGAGAAGCTGCGGGCGTCGCCCGGCCTGGAGAGCAGCACCCAGCAGGCTGCCGTCGCCACCGACCCGGAGCAGGAGTACAAGCGGAAGCAAGGGCGGACGGCGGACCTGATCGTCTACTGGGAAGTCTACAGCAAGATGGGGATGGGCGGCCGGCTGGTCAGCATCCCCGAGCAGTGGCGGAAGAAGTTCGACATGTTGGGGGACTACGTCTACCTGGTGGTCGCCGAGAGCTGCCCCAACTACCCGCTCAACATCCCGCCGCCCCTGTGCGACCTGTTCGACGAGGGGCAGGAGCAGCTGCTCCGGCAGGCGCTCCCGCTGGTCCAGCAGCAGACGGGGTGGGAGACGCCGTACTGGGCGGACAACGCCTGGCCCGTCAGCTTCTTTTCCTTCCACTGGCGGCCGGGCAAGCTGTGGCCCATGAGTCACCTGAAGCCGGGGCTGGGCGAGCTGAAGTTCCTCAACTGGGCCTACAGCTTCCTCGCGGCGAAGGTGCGGGTGTCGGCGCGGGACTTCGTGGCGATCGCCAAGAGCGCCGGCGAGGAGTTGAAGGAGATCATCAAGCACGGCTCTGACTTCACGGTCATCACGCTGGAGCAGGCGCTGGGTCCGATCAACCAGGTCGTCCAGTTCTTGCAGCACCCCGGGTTCAACCCGGAGCTTTACAACGTGATCGAGCGGGTGACCCACGCCTTCGAGCAGCGCGTCGGCCTGACGGAGTTGATGTACGGCATGAGCGCCCGCCAGATGCGCTCCGCCCAGGAGGCGCAGATCAAGAGCGACGCGATCAACGTCCGCCCCGACGACATGGCGAACTGCGTCGAGGACGCGATGACGGACGTGGCGCGCAAGGAGGCGTTCGCCGCCCGCTGGCACCTGACGGGCGACGACGTGGTCCGGGTGCTCGGCCCGCTCGGCGCCCAGATGTGGGAGCAGTTGCTGGTGCCCAGCGACCCGGCCGGCGTCCTCTACCAGCTGGAGTACCGCATCGAGGCGAACAGCGCCCGCAAGCCGAACCGGGCTCAGGAGGCGGAGAACATGCAGCAGGCGATCCAGCAACTATTCCAGCCGCTGATGCAGTACGCCCAGATGACGGGCGACGTGAACCCGATCAACTCGCTCGTCGAGGACTGGGCCAAGTCGATCGACCTGGACGCGAGCAAGTACATGCTTCAGCCGCCTCCCCCGCCTCCACCGCCTCCCCCGCCCGGCCGGCCGCCTGGTGAGGAAAACGGCAAGGGCGGGCGGCCGCCCAAGAAAGGGGGCCAGCCGTGAGTATGCTCCTGGACGCGCTGGGCTTCGTCGGCGACGCCCTGGACCGCCCCGGCGCTGCGGTTCGCGGTCTGCTCGCCGGCCGCCCCGACCAGCTGGCCAACCTGCTGCCCGGCGCCGAGACGATCGGCCTGCTCGACCCGTCGCGGAAGGTGTCCGGCCGCGACCTGCTGCGGCAGTACGGGCTGGCCGGCGAGGACGACAACTGGGGCAACTACCTGGCCGGGATGGCGGTGGACGCGCTGACCAACCCGCTGACCTACGCCGGCCCGCTGGGGGCGGGTCGCCTGTTAGGCCGGTCGCAGCCGGCGGCCAGGCTGGACCGCTACGCCGCCCAGGCTAAGGGGCAGCCGTCCGCCGGCGTCGGCCGGATGCTGGGCAAGCGGCGCGGCTTCGACGTGATCGAGGTGGACCCGCACGCCTCGGAGATCAGCAAGATCATGGGCGGCGCCGGCGGCGGGATGCCTGTGGCCGGCGACGACGCCCTCCTCAGCACCGCCTCGCGGATGATGGAGGAGGCGCCGAGCGGGCTCCAGGGGATGTACCGCTGGAGGGACAACGTGGCGGCGTTCGTTCCCGGCGCCGACCCCAGGACGGTGCGGCACGAGGTTTTGCACGGCCTGGTGGACCAGGCCGTCAAGCAGGGGAACACCGAAGGGCTGCCCTTCCTCAGCCGACTGGCGGCCAACGCCTACGGCGACGGCCAGAACATAGGGGCGACAAGGTCCGGGCTGGCGACGCTGCTCGACGAGCTTCAGGCGTTCACCTACGAGAACAGGGGGTTGAAGGAGCAGCTGCGCGGGGCGGGGCGGTTCCTGTTCAACAACCCGCTGGGCAACCCGATCGACCGTGGCCACTACGCCTCGGTGGTCGGGGAGTTCAGCCCGGCGGCCGCGAACCTGTACCGGGCGGTCGGCTACGCCCCGCACGCGCTGGGCGGCGCGGCGACGGCCGGGCTGGGGCTCGGCCTGGCGAAGCGGCTCTGGCCCAACGGTCAGCCCGTCACGGAGGGCGAGCAATGACGAGTTACGCGGACAGGCTAGAGCGGTTCCGTCTGGCCGGCGACCCGGACTACAAGGCGATGGTCCATGCTATGCTGCGCGTCGGCCGCGCCATGCCACTGGTGAGCGACGATCCCCACCGGCAGGCGTTCTACAACGCCATGCGGCTGGACGCGGCGCCGCACGCGCTCGCCGAGATGCTGGCGCTCCAGCGGCCGCCCATGAGCAACACCGACCGGGAGTTCCTGGAGGGGCACTGCAACGGCAGCCAGTTCTCGAACGAGGAGTGGGTCGGCGACCTCTACCACAAGCAGGCGCGTGAGGCCGGCGTTGACCCCAAGGGTAAGGTGTACATGGCCGGGCTCGCCCGCTTCCCGGGCGACCCGGAAGCCTGGGTCGGCGGTCGCGGCGACGTGCAGCGGGTCTGCGAGACGCGCGGCTGGGGATGCGAGGGCTCCGTCAGCGTGACTCCCCGCGAGCGGGACACGAACCAGAAGCGCGGCGCCGTGGCGGAGGACATCGTCCGGCGGGAGATGGCCCAGGCGCTGGAGGCGGTGCCGCCGGCGGAGCGGGCCTATGTGGACACGGAAGATTTGCGCGAGCAGATCGTCGAAGCGCGGAAACCTCACTGGAGTGAGTGATGTCAAGCACGTTCCAGCCGCTGTACGCGACCTCCGCCGGGATCACGATTTCCCTCGCCAGCTTGGGGGACGGCGCCGCGCGCGAATGTACGGCGATCGATAACACCAGCAACAAGTACACGGACGCGCATGTGTACCTGGCGATCAAACTGGCGACGGGGACGCCGGGCAACAATCAGGTTATCAACGTGTACGCCTACGGCTCTGAGGACGGCACGAACTACGGCGACAACGTAACGGGCTCGGACGCCGCCCTGACGATGCGCAGCCCGACGAACCTGCGGATCATCGGCTGCATCCAGACGCCGGCCTCCGGCGCGCTGACGTGGAAGAGTCACCCCATGTCCGTGGCGCGGGCGTTCGGCGGCGTGCTGCCCAGGAAGTGGGGGATCGTGGTCGAGAACCTCACCGGGCTGGCCTTCGACTCCACGGAGGGCAACCACACCAAGACCTTCACCGGGATCAACATCCAGGGGACGTGATGCCCGATGTTCAACCTCCCAGGCTCGGTGCTGTTCGCCGACCTTGGCCACCCGCTCAACCTCGGGCGCGTGGCCTGGTGGCTCGGCCTGCCGGACACGCTGCACCCGGGCGGCTGGATCGACCTGATCCAGCACTACAACGCCGTGCGCACCTGGACCGGCGGCTTATCGACGACGGTTCGGGACCGTCAGGTACTCGGCGTGTCGGGCGACCTCCTCACCCCGTCATTCCGTGGGGGGACCAACGACAAGTTCACGGTGAACAATTTCCGGTACCCGCGAACGGCGCTCACGCTGGCGGCCTGGGTCTACCCGACCAACCTGTCATTCGGCGGCCACTCCCTGGTCGGGGACTACGTCTCGGCCGGCGCCAGATCGGTGCTCCTGCACACCTTCAACGCGAAACTGCAAGGGTACCTCACCACGAACTCTGGAATTTCGACGGCGACCTCGTCCGCCACGGTCAGTCTAAGCAAGTGGAGCTTCCTGGCGTTCACCTGGGACGGCTCAACCGTCAGGTGCTACATCAACGGGTCGCTGGACGGCACGGCCTCCCGCACGGGGACGATCACGGCGCCGCCGTTCAATCTGAACCTGGGTTTCAACACGGACGCGTTCGACTGGTACCAGGGCTACATGCTGGACGCCGGGGTTTGGAACCGCGCCCTCACGGCCGGCGAGCTGAAGCAGTACATGCACCTGACCAGCAACCTTTACGCCGGGATGCTCCACGGCGGCCCGCTCAACGTCGGCGTCGCGGCGGCCTCGACCGACGCCCTGATCCGCAACCGGCGGGCGGCCAGGGTGGCGCCCCTGGAGCCGGCGGCGGAGCACGTGTGGTAGTTTCGCGCGCGTTACCTTTGCGTTAACGTGTACTTCATGGAAGAGAGGAGTTTGCCATGGCAGGCAACCGTTTCAAGTTCACGAAGTCCGGCATCTCGACCGGGACTTCCCTCAAGACGCTGATCCAGATCGTGGCGGCGTCCAACCACAAGGTTCTGATCGATGAGTGGTCGATCAGCTTCCAGGGCACGTCGAACACGGCGTCGCCGATCCTGGTGCAGGTCGCGCGGCAGACGACCGCCGGCACGATGTCGGCGCTGACCGGCGTCAAGGACCCCGCCGACTGGGACGAGACGATGCAGACGACGGCGCAGCACACCGCCTCGGCGGAGCCGACGCTGGGCGACATCCTCTTCGAGGAGTACGTCCACCCGCAGACCGGCTACACCTGGCAGGCGCCGCTGGGCAAGGAGATCGCCATCGGCGGCGGCGGCCGGCTCGGCATCATCGTGACCGCCGGCGCGTCCGTGTCGGCCACGGTGCGCGTCGCCGGCTCCGAGTGAGCGGATAGCGGGGTGCGGCCGTGTTCTACCGCAAGTCCAGGAAGCAGCAGCGGCGGCCGGTGCCGCAGTCCGTGGCCCAGGACACGTCGATCGTTATGGGGCGCTGCCAGCGCGGCGCCTCCGGCGACCCGACGCCTTTCCTGGCCTCCGGCCGCGTCACGCGCTCGCGCTCCCTGGGCGACGACCAGCCGTCGCCGCCGGCCGTGCTGGCGAAGCGGCGCCTCTCCAGGGAGCCGTCCTACGGCCACGCGGCGATCTCCGGGGGGCGCGTCGTCCGCTCCTACCCGACCCCGGACTACGTCCCGGTGGTCCAGTGGCTGCGCGGGCGGCGGCTCTACAACCGCGACGTGCCGGACCAGTACGCGGGCCGGGCTTGGCGCCACGAGCTCCCGATGGCGCCGGAGGTGTCTGATGCTGCGGTCCGCAGAGGGCGGCTCTCCCGCTCGCCCCTGCCAGACAACCTGACGCGCGGCGGGGTGTGGCGGACAGGACCGTCAGGACCGGACCCGCCGGCGATCGTCTCCGCCCGCCCGTTCGGTCACCGGACGGTCAAGGTCTGGGCGCTGGAGGCGGTTCTGGAAGGGCGGGCCACCAGGCGCCTGCCGATGCCGGATCCGGTGATCCAGGCGGTAGTTCCAAGGCGTTTGTCCGCCACGGCCGCTCTTTCGTCGCCGGGCGGGGTGAGGCGGGGGCGGAACTTCCACACCGGCGAAAGCGGGCCTCCCGGGGAGTGCCCGATCAGGCCACGGTACGCGGACGAGGATGCGCGGGTTTCCGCCTATGCGGACGATGGGGACAGCCGGCCGGCGTTGGTTGAGGAGAGCGGCTACTCGCCGCCGGCGCCCATCTTCCGCGACGAGTGCCGCTAGGGAGCTACAGGTGCAGGTGAGCCATGAGAGTCGAACTGACGACCTGGGACGACGTGATCACCCACCTGGTTGACTGGATGGGGGGTAACCCCGGCCAGGAGGCGAGGCGGGACGCCCGCCGCGCGTCGATCCACGCGCTGCGCGAGCTGGGGAACGCGCACAACTGGACGTACTACTACGCCAAGGGGCGCCTCACCACCGTGGCGCCCTACGCCACGGGCACTATCCAGTACGACCACACCGGCGGTGCCTACGAGCGACTCGTCACCCTGACCGGCGGCCTCTGGCCGGACTGGGCGGCGAGCGGCACGCTAGACATCGGCAACGTCAACTACGAGGTGTACGCGCGGATCGACTCGACGCGGCTCCAACTCTCGACCAATAGCAACCCCGGGGCGGACATCAGCACCGACACCGCCTTCACGATCTTCCGGGACACCTACCCGCTGCCGTCAAACTTCCAGGCGATGGGCGAGCTTCAGATCGCCACCCAGTCGCGCATCCTCCACCCGGAGCACCCCTCCACTTGGCTGTCGCGGCAGCGGATCTGGCGCGGCACGGCGACGCCGTTCAGTTACGCGATCCTGGGCGACCCCAACTTCCAGAACACGCTGGCGATCGGGTTCTACCCGCCGCCCGACAACCTCTACTCGATGGACTACCTCTACAAGCGCCGCCCCAGGCAGTTGCGGCTGGACGCCTATTCGGCCGGCACGGTGACCGCAACCGCCAGCCAGACCACCATCGCCGGCTCGGGGACCGCCTTCACCTCGCTCATGGCCGGGTCGGTGATCCGCCTGGGGACGAGGACTGCCGTCCCGACCGCCCGCTGGGGCGGCAGCCCGGCGCAGGAGGAGCGGGTGGTGATCTCGGTCGATAGCGACACGGCGCTTACCGTGGACTACCCCTGGACCAACAGTTACTCGGCGGTCAAGTACCTGATCTCCGACCCGGTAGACGTGGAGGTCGGCAGCATGCTGACCGCGCTGCTGCGCAAGGCGGAGTTGGAAACGGGCCACGCCCGCAACAAGCGCGACCGGGAACAGTTGGAGCAGGTCTACCAGCGCGCGCTCATCCAGGCCCGCGAGGCGGACGCGCGAAACTTCAAGGAGGAGCGCGTCGGCGACAACCGCATCTGGCCCCTGCGACTGCGCGACTTCCCGTTGGGCCAGGACGTTTCGTGAGGTGAGTGATGTCGTTCCGGCTTCACAGGGGTGGTGGTGTGGACATAGCCAAGACGGAGCACGTCTACTGTGAGCCCGGCTCGCTGATGGTGCTCATGACGCTCGACGAGGCCAGGACCTTCGCCGCCGGCCCGCTGGGGGAGGTCGGCCGCCGCGCCTACGCGGCTGACGTGGACGGCGTGGACTACAGCGAGGTTAGATTCGGCGTGGTTGTCCCCGGAACGATTGGCAACTGCCAGAGGAGGAGTTGACATGGGTATGCCCGCAAAGCAGGCGGTTGAGATCCGCAGCTTCCCCGGCCTGGCGACGCGGCCGGACTCCCTGGACACGCCGCCCGGCGCGGCGATCGCCCAGGAGAACGTCACGTCGAACTACGACGGCCAACTTCGCAGCCGGCCGGGCGCTTCAAAAGTGACCTTCGAGGAGGAGTGAGATGAGCTGCGGAGACGAAAAGCCCGGCGGCGACTGTATCTCCGGCGCCGCCGACCGGATCTTCGGCGGGTTCCAGAAGGCGAACCCGGAGAAGTTTATCCGGGAGGCGAAAGCCCCGACCGACGCCGTCGAGAACGGCGCCCGGGCCGTCACGCTCCGGCCGCCGGCGGAGAACGTGTTCGTTCGCCGCCGGCCGCGCGAGCGCAAGAAGAAGGGGACTTGAGATGTTCCAGGGTTTCGTCGAACTGGCCGACAGTTTCACGCTGCGGTTCCTGGTCACCGACTCGTCGAAGACGCCCGTCAACCTTGACGCGCCGCCGACCTTCCGCGTCTACGGCCCGGACGGCTTCGTGTCCGGCCAATCCGGCTCCGGCGGCTTCGCGGACACCGGCATCATCACCGGCGCGTCCAACGCCAGCCCGATCGTCATCACCAGCCCGAGCCACAACCTGGCCACCGGCGACCGGGTGACGATCACCGGCGTCGGCGGCAACGCGGCGGCCAACGGCACCTGGACCGTGACGGTGCTCACCGGCAACACGTTCAGCCTCGACGGGTCGAGCGGCAACGCCGCGTATACTAGTGGTGGCGTCTGGAATGTCAGCGGCCTGTACAAGATAGACTTATCCTGTACGGGCGCCAATGGTTATGCCGCAGGCGATATCTTTGAGGTTCTCGTCCAGGGCGCGATTTCTAGCACGCCGTGGGCGGATTTGCACAGCTTCGGGGTGGTTTAGAGATGCCCCGTCAGTCGGACAACATCGGCATGCCGAAAACGCCCGTCTTCGCGCCGAACTTGAAAGGTGGCAGTAGTGTTCCTTGGTCGCTACCAACTTGGCCAGGAGGTGACGTTCCGCCTCCTGACGCGCGACCCCTCCGGTCAGCCGCTCGCCCCCACGGCGGCGCCGGTGATGACGGTGTACGCGCCGGGCGGCCGCGTGATTTCCGGGAACGCGATCCCGTCCCGCGACCGGCCGGCGGCGACCGGCCTGTTCGAGGGGCGCGTCTTCCTGTCGGAGGCGTTCACCGAGGGGCGGCACACGATCACGGTCCGCTGGCTCTACGCCGGCGCCCCCTACTGCTGCGCCTACACCTTCGAGGTGATCCCGGGCGGCGACGGCTCGGGCCAGGTGAACGCGCTCTACAGCTACGTCCGCCCCGGCGCGAGTTACCTCGTGCAGGGCAGGAGCTCGGGGCGGATCTACAAGGGGAAGAACCCGAGGGCTTGAGATGGTGAAGCTGCGAATCTTCGGCGAGCACAGGCTGGTCTGCCGCAACCCGGACGGGAAGGTAGTCTGGGTGGAGACGGTCCGAAACGGCATCACCGCCGCCGGACTGGCGGCGTTGCTCCAGGACTTCTTCGCGGCCGGCCCGCAGAAGACGGCCTGGTACATGGGGCTGATCGACAACGTCAACTTCAGCGCGCTGTCGGCCGACGACACCATGTCCAGCCACGCCGGCTGGCAGGAGTTCTCCGACTACGTCGGCGCGACCCGCCCGCAGTGGTCCACGCTGTCCGTCGCGGGCGCGGTCATCGCGAACACCTCGCCGGTGCAGTGGACGTTCAGCGTGACGCGGACGGCGCGCGGGATCTTCGTCGCTAGCAGCGGCGTCAAAGGCGAGGCCGCGAGCACCCTCTGGTCCACGGCCGCGTTCGCCACCGCGCGGACGGTCCAGGCCGGCCAGTCGCTCACCGACACCTACACCGTCCGCGCGGCAGGAGGCACCTGATGCGCCGGTTCTACCTGATCCCGTCGCTGTGCTTCCGGGCGGTGGGCCTGGGCTGGAAGTCCGAGCCGCCGGCCGCCGGCCGCTCGCGGCGCTCGCGCCCGCTCAACCTCGCCGCCATCGTCGCCCACGAGGACACGGAGCACACCGTCATCCTGTCGGACCGCCACGCCTCGTCCGGCGGCCCGCTGGCCACGGACCGCTACCGGAGGTGAGCCATGGAATACTTCGCGGCGACCTCGGACGGCTTCCTCCTGGCGGCGAACGGGATCGACCCGGTCCTCCGCTGGGACGGGCTGACGCGGCAGATGGAGGAGGCGGGCCTGGCGCCGCCGGCCACGGCGCTGACCGTCACCGGCAACAGCCTCGGCACCATCTCCGGGACGTACTACGCCTACTCCCGCTTCGTGGACGCCTACGGCAACGTCTCCGACCTCTCGCCCCTGGCCGGGCCGGTGATATTCGAGGACATCCTCAACGTCGCCTACTCGGACGTACCGGCGCCGGCCTCGGCCAAGGTGAAGCGGCGGCAGATCCTGCGCAACACGTCCGGCCAGACGAGCGTGTTCTATGTGGACATCGACACGGAAGACCTCACGTCCGCCTCCTTCACGTCCGCCAAAACGGACGCCCTGCTGCAATCGCAGGAAGCGGTGGCTCTGTTCGACGAGAAGGGGCTGCCGCTGGCCAACACCAACGGCGTTCCGCCCTCCGACAAGTCCGTAGTGGCGGCGCACCTGGACCGGATGTTCCTGGCCGGCGAGGAGGTGTATTCGGACGGCTCGGTGATCGTCACCTTCGGCAGCAAGACCGTAACCGGCATCGGGACGGAGTGGCCCGCCTCGCTCGCCGGCCGGTTCCTCTGGGTGGCCGGGGCCGACAAGAGCTACGAGATCGACTCCGTTGATAGTGTCAATCAGACACTTACTCTACTGGAGGAGTACCAGTCCCAGACGGACCCCTACGCCGCCTACGGCATCCGCCCGCCCGTGGCGCAGCGGCGGCTGGTCCAGTTCTCGCGCGCGGGCAAGCCCGAAAGTTGGGCGGCGGCCGACGCCCTCTTCGTGCAGGAGGACAACGACGACATCGTGGGCCTGATGCCCATGGGGTCGTTCCTCTACATCCTGGAGCGGCGGCACGTCTACCGGCTGACGTTCCAGCAGGACCCGCTGGACGACGGGTACGTCTTCCTCGCCTGCAACCGGGGCTGCGTCAACGGCCGCTGCTGGGCCGTGGTGGAGGACGCGGCGTACATGCTCGACGAGGCCGGCGTCCACATGTTCACGGGCTCGCGGCAGACGGAGCCGGTGTCCCAGCCGATCCAGGACCTCTTCGAGCCCGGCAACGTGCGGCAGCGTTACCGCGTCCGCTGGGAGGCCGCCAAGCGCTTCCACGCCGTCTTCGACCCGGCCCAGCAGCTGGTCCGCTGGTTCGTCACCCTGGAGGGCACCGGCACGCCGCGCCACGCGCTCTGCCTGGACCTCCGCTCGAAGGCGTGGTGGGTGGAGGAGTTCCCCTTCCCGGTCGGAGCCAGCTGCGTCGGCACGCTGAACGGCGAGCGCCGCGTCTTTCTGGGCGGCCCCGGCGGGGCGGTCTACCTGCTGGGCAAGGGGTCGCTCGACGTGGCGGACCCGGCGCGCGGCACGGTGCGCGGCGCGGTCACCGCCAGGACCCCGCTCAGCCTGACGGACGACGCCGCGTCTTTCGGCGACGACGTGGCGGGCGCGCCCGTCGTGCTGGTCAACGGCGAGGGGCGGGGCCAGTGGCGGCGGGTCGTCGAGGCTACGGCTACTACGCTGCGGCTGGACCGCCCGTGGAACACCCTGCCGGCGGCCGGCGACACCTACCAGGTGGGCGGCGTCCGCTGGCGCTACCGGACGGGCTGGTTCCGCTGGGCCGTGGACGAGCAGGAGAACCCGCGCCGGCTGGAGATCCTGTTCGAGCCGTCCGCGTCCGAGCAGACGCTGGACGCCTACCTCTACCAGGACCGCAGCGGAGAGCCGGTCGCCTGGGACTCCACCTACGAGCCGGACGAGCTCAACGGCCTGGGCACCGTCGCCGGCCGGCAGGCGATGACCGGCGACCTGACCACCCGCTCCGGCTGGATGCAGCGGCGGATGGACGGGCACAAGGAGGTCTACATCGACGGCCCCCGCCTGCTCAGCTGGGGCTTCGAGGGCGTGGCGAGCGAGGACGGGGCGATCATCTACCAGATCACCATCGACGGGGCCGTGGGGGCGCAGTGACATGGGACTCTTCGCGAAGCAATCGATCCGCCTCCTGCGCGAGCGGTGGAACGACGCCACGGAGCTCGCGGAGGAGATCTACGCGATCCTCAACAACGACGAGCCGCTCCAGATCGACGGCCCGGTGACGATCAACAACAACACCAGCGGCCCGGGGATCACGATCAACAACGGCGGGCCAGGCAACACCGGCGGCATCCAGATCAACCGGCAGCCGGACCCGGGGATAAACTTCCCCGACCTGCCGCCGGTCCCGCCGACCACGGCCCCGGTCGTGACAATCATCTACAACGGCGGCAACGTCACCTCCGGACCGGACCCGAACGGCCAGCAGCCGGTGGGCGGCGGCGGAGGGGGCGGCTGTTTCCCCGGCAAGATCCTGTCCGGCTCCGGAGACACCTACAGCGTGGCCGTGTACGAGAGTGGCCTGGCGGGGGAACCGAAGACGCGGGTGGTGAAGCAGCTCCAGATCGACCCGGCCGAGACGATCCAGGAAAACACCTGGGTGATGGTCGGTAAGGTCGGAAACTCTTTCTTCATGATGGTGCCGGTGTGGCTCTGAAACAACATTCTCCGCTGAGGCTCCCCAGCAAGCGGCGCGCCTTCACGCGCCTCCCGGGAGGATTGGATACCCCGGTAGGATTGCAGAACCCGACCGATTACTCCTGGGCCGGGAGGCCGCTCCGAAGTGCCGACGCGGAGTACCTGCCGGTCCACGGGTCCATGGCCACGTTCCTGGACTACGACCCGTTCGTCCTGTCGAACTTCGGGCTGGACCAGACCGGGTCCACCATACCGATCGGCTTCAGCGCCATTCCGTTCGTAGACACGGTGTACTTTAAGCCGGCGGCATACTTCGGCCGTCAGAACTTCGTGGTGCGCGCCACGCGAACGGTGATTTTAAACCAGTTTTTCATCCTGGACCATGGGATTATCCCGGCGGCGCTGTCCGGCGTCGCGGACAGGATGAGCAGCGGCGGCGTGTCGCTCATATCACCGTTTCTTGTAGAAATGGGAGCGTCGCTATTGAGTAATTTGTTGCCGCACGACTCTTCTCAGACGATTCCCACTAACGGCGGCGAAGCTAGCGTGGATTACCCGTCCGGCGACCCGGCCAACTGGACCGGGGGCGAGACGCTGATCATCAATTGTTTCGGCAACCTCCAATTGTACGCGCACTCAACGCCGGACAAAACGGCCATCCCGGAAACCCAGCTTGTTGACGCGGAGCTGGCCAACTGGGACACGATGCGACCCATCTTCTCGCGCGTGCGCCTGATCTACCTCACCTTGGGGAACGGGGAGACTGATGACAGAAATCTCAGGCTTTACGAGGCGACGATGGGGCAGGTGGACCGTTTCGCGGGGCACGGCGACGTGGTCATCCAGCACCTTGGCATGGACGAACAATTAGCGCAGTTGAGTGGCTGGGTCACGTCGAACCTTGCGAACGCGGTCAGCGATTTCTTCGGCCTGTAGGGATGGCTTTTTCGCCGCCGGCAAGGTATCATATGTACAGTGCCAAGGACGGGGTGAGCAATGGCCGTATCGACGATGACTGGTGGCATGGTTGATCCGGCCCAGCAGCAGGGCTGGGTGAACCGCAGCCTCATGTATTCAGCCCCGCGCAGCCCCCTGGCGAACTACCTGGGCGGGCAGCAGCAACAGCCGGCCGCGACTCAGCAGGCCCAGCAGCCGGCGGCCTCACAGCCGAGTCCGCTGGTGGACTACTTCGCCCCCTACCGTGGCCAGGCGAACTTCTTCTCCGGCCACGGCGCCAACTACAACCCGGCCCAGCAGCAGGCCACGGCGCCGTCCGAGCAGGGGCAGGGTTCGGCGGCCCAGCAACAGCAGCAAAGTGGGGGCCGGCAGCCGACGGTGCCGGCCGGCGTCGATCGCAGCGACTGGCTCAGCTTCGGCTCCTGGCTGGAGCAGGCCCACCCGGGCCTGGAGCAGGCGCGGCAGGCGGAGCGGTCGCGGATCTACAACGCCTACGGCCGCCCGGCCGCGTTCATGCCGGCGATGAACAACGTCGAGCGGGCGATGCAGGACTGGGAGTACCAGGTGGCCAAGAATTACGGCTACGCCGGCGCCCGGCCGAACTTCATGCCAGGAATTACCGCCACTCATTAACGAGGTGACCCATGCCCGTGCAAGGGTACATGCCCTGGAACTTGAACGCGACCAGTGGCGGCGGCGGCATAAAGTTGCTGACGCCGTACACGCAGGTGGACCCTGACGTGGCCAGCCGGAGCGGGATGGACTACGTCAACCAGCAGCAGCAGATCAAGTCCCAGAAGCAGCTCCAGGACGCGCAACTGGCGGCGCAGCGCTACGGCGTGGACGTGAACGCCGGCGTCCAGCGCGAGGGGTACGCCAACCAGGCGCGGATCGCCCAGATGCAGTCGGACGCCTCGAAGTACCCCTACCTGCTCAAGCAGCAGCGGTGGGAGCAGATCTGGCCGTTCGCGCAGAACCTCCTGGCCGGCGGGCCTGGCAGCTGGATGTCGGGCTACCGTGGGCAGGGGCAGGTCGGGCAGCAGCCCACGATCTCCGACGCCCCGATCTACAGCCAGATGGACATCCAGAACCAGGTCAACGCGACGCGGGCGCAGAATGACGCCGCCCTCGCGTCCAGGCAGGCGCAGCTGAGCAAGGACATGGCGGGGAAGGGGTACGGCTCCCGGTCGCCCTTGGCGATGGCGCTCAACAACGCGATGTTCGGCCAGAACCTGGCGGGGAACACGGCGGCCGAGCAGCAACTGCGGTGGAACGCGGCCCAGGGGAACGCGCAGCAGGTGCTCGAAGCGCAGAAGGCGCGGGAGGGGCAGTTCGCCTCCCGTCAGAACGAGGAGATCGAGCGGAACAAGGTCCAGTCCGGCATCCTGAGCCAGCTGCTGGGCGGCATCTTCTCCGCAGTCTGAGGGGTGAGTCATGTACGTGGACCCGACGCTTTTCGGCGCGCCGTGGGTGGACCAGCTGCAAAACGCACAGCCGGCGGTGCGGATGCAGGGGCAGCCGAAGCGCCTGCGCATCGACGCCGCCGGCAAGGTGGTCCCCGGCGACGAGCCGGCGGAGGGCGACTGGCGCTCGCTGGCGCCGGCGCGCCAGCAGGGGCCGTCCATGCAGAAGGCGACAAACGACTACCTCTCCGGCGACACCTCCGGGATGCTCCAGCGCGCCCAGGCCGGCGATGCCGCCGCCATCGACGCCATGCTCCGCCGCGCCCAGGAGGACGGGCAGCGGGCGGCGAACGCGACCCGGCTGCCGTTCGGGCTAGGGATCTTCGACCAGGCGCACTCCCCGGCGGCGCAGGCGCACCTGGCCGCGCAGGCTAACGCCCAGCTGGCGCCGCTCGTGGACCAGGCGGCCAAGGCCCCCGTCGATGCGTTCCTGAAGGCGATGGGGCTGGGCGAGCAGGCGTTCCAGGGCGACACGAAGCGCGCGGAGGCGGCGCTGCAAGAGTACGGCGCCAAGGTGCGCGGCCCGCAGCAGGACGCCCTGGCGCTCCAGCTGGAGCGCGAGAAGGGCGTGACGCAGAAGTCGATCGCGGAGATGGCCCGCAAGGGCAGCATCGAGGCCGCGTTCGCCGGGGCGGCGGCCCAAAGGGCGATGGACCCCAACTCCACGCCGGAGGAGCGCCGCGCCGCCCGCGACAGCCTCAAGGAGATGCGCGAGGGTGTCAACCCCGGCCCCGGCGGCGTCCGCATCACCGGGGAGCAGCCGCCGGTCAAGATCGACACCGGCGGCCCGGCTCAGGCGGCCGGCGGCAAGAGTGAGGACGCCTTCGACAAGATGGAGAGGGCGACGCGCGAGGGCAAGGCGCAGCGCGACCTGATCGCGCAGGCGTTCGGCAAGACGTTCACGCCGCAGGGGCAGGCCACCGGCGGCAAGTTCGACCCCGCCGCGATCGCCGCCGCGCTGGCCGGCAGGGCCGACGTGACCCCGGACCAGATCAAGGCGCTGGTGAACGAGGCCAGGTCCGGCGCCTACGGCTCGGGCGATAAGCTCATCGCCGACGCCGCCAGGCACCTGCACCAGTTGGCCCGCCAGTCCGGCAATAGCAGGAGCGTAGGCGACATCAGTTTCAGCGGCGGCTTCAGCCCGTTCGGGTTTGACAGCGCGACGATGACGATCCCCGACCTGGGCAGCCTAACCTTCGGCACCGCCCCCAGGTTCTTCCCGACCACGCCGCGACTGTCCGCCGGCGGCCGGGAGGAATCCGCCAAGCAGGCGACCGCCCTGGCGGGCTACTTGCGGAAATTGATCGAGGCCGGGCGGCCGGCGCCCTGATCCTGCTCGGCGGCGTCAGCGTTACGGCCCTCCCTCGCCGGCTCATGAAGGTCGGTGAGGGGAATGTAGAGGTAGGCGGCGGCAGCGGCGATCCAAACGTAAACCAGGGCGCCCGCCTGGTTATTCCATACGAGCCAGAAACTCACAGATAAGCCGGCGATCAAGACGAGGCGTTGGGCGTTACTCATGTGGCACCTCCAGCACCAACCATAGCTCACGGAGGAGACGATGCTCGGAAAAATGCTAGGATCTGAGATGGCCGGCGGGCAGCCCGACATCGGCATGCCACTACCACAAGGCGGCGGGCCAGGGCTTCCGTCTGCCGGCGCCGGCGGCACGCGATCGCAGCTGCTGATGGCCCTGCTGCCGGAACTGCTGCTCAGTCTCCTGATGGGCCAGGGCGGGCCGCCGACGGGGCCAGGCGGCCCTGCCGGGCCGATGGGTGTCTACCCGGAGGTTGATGCGGCGGGCGGATATGCCAAGGGCGGCTAAGGAGTGCAAGGATGCTCGGACTGGTTATCGCGACGGCGCTGGCGGGCGCGCCCGCCCCTAAACACAAGTCGCCGGCCCCAGTAACAGCGAAAGACCTCGTCGGCCTCTGGGATGTGGCCGGCTGGAAGGTCGCCCTGGCCGGCGACGGCTACTACGAGGCCGTTGGCCAGTACGGCAACGAATACTGCGGCGAGTGGTCGTACAAGGACGGCCGCCTCCATATCATCGAGTGCCGCGTCGGCGCGGACCCGGCCCACCCGATCAAGTGGGAAGGTTCTATCCGGCGGTCCAGGGAAGGTCGCCTGCACCTCGACATCCACTGGGCCAAGGGCGAGATGAAGCGCCTGGAGTGACCCATGCTCGACCTTAACGAGATCATCGACCCGATGGCCCGCCTGCAACGGATGCAGGCGCAGGCGCTCCAGCCCCCCGGCCAGCAGCCGGCGAAGATCCAGCCGCTGTCGGAGCAGGAAGAGCAGGGGCTCCTGCCGCGCATCGGCGGGGCGGCGCTGGGAGGCCTGGGCTACGTCGGCTCCGTCCTGGAGAAGACGTTCGGCGGCCGGGCGATCCGTGGCCTCCTGGGCGGCAGGCCGCGTGAACTGCTCTCCGTCCTCCCCTTCTCGGACACGCTGGGTATCACGGACTACGCCGACCGCGTCTCCGGCCGCGACCTTCTGCGCGACGCCGGGCTCGCCGACAAGGAGGACACCTGGGGGAACTTCCTGGGCGGGCTCGGGCTGGAGGTCGCCACGGACCCGGGGACGTACCTTACCTTCGGGACCGGCGCGGCGACGCAGGCCGGCAAGGTGGCGCAGAAGATCAGCCGGCTGCCCAGCACCGCCAGGGGGCGCCTCACCGGCTCGCTCGCGGACATCCTCCAGGCTGAGCCGGCGCTCCAGGGCGCGGCCGAGGCGGCGGCCGGCGGGGCGGCAAAGCTTCAGCCGCTCCTGAATGAGCCGCTCGGCGGCCTCTTCGGCTGGAAGATCCCGTTCGTCGGCGAGGAGGCACCGATGCTGACCGGCCAGGCCGGCGTGGCGGCCCTCGACAAGGCGGCCGCCGCCGGCCAGGCGCTGGCCGGGGCGCACCGCTACATGCAGGGGCTGCCCTACGGGCTTGGCCACCTGTACAACGTCACCCCGCCCGGACTCGCCGGCAACGCGATCGAGTACGGGGGAAAGGCGGCCGGCTGGCTGGGCCGGCACCTAGGCGCCCTGTTCGACTCCAGCCGCATGGGGGCGACGACGGCGCCCGGCGCGGAGGCCGCCCAGGACGCCTTCCAGCGAATCCTGCCGTACATGGCGGAGGCGCGCGAGCGCGGGCTCCGCTACGGGCAGGAACTGGCGGCGCTGGGCGTCAAGGACGCCTCCGAGCTGCGGCCCGTGCTCGAAGGGCTCGCCTCGCACTCGAACCCGCAGGTCAACACGATCGCCCAGGCGATGCGCCAGGATCTGGCCAACGCCCGGCAGGTCGCCGAGCGGCTGGGGATCAACCTGAAGGAGTGGGCCGACCCGCTCATGGACACGATGGGCTACTTCCCCCGCCAGTGGGCGAAGCCCGTCAGGGTGTCCGGCGGCGCCGGCGACCCGATGGCCGCGCTGCGCGCGACAGACGCCCGCCTGATGACCGGCCGCGAGTCGATTCTGGAGGGGTTCAAGGAGGGCACGGAGGGGATCAACAAGATGATCCTCGACCCGGCCGTCCACCAGGGGACGCCGCTGGAGCGGGCGGCGCACATCCTGCAAAACTACCTCGTGGACCCGGCCTCGCAGCAGGCGCAGGCGAACCAGCTGGTGAAGTGGATCGGCGACCTGCCGGCGGAGTACATGCAGTCGGCGCTGGGACAGATCCCGGAGCGGCTGAACTTCTTCGGTCACCACCCGGTCGCGGACTACCTGAGCTACTTCGACCGCTTCGCCCGACTGCGGGCCACCGGCGAGGCCACGCAGAACCTCCTGGCGAAGCACGCGCTCGACATCGCCTCCGGCGCCACGCCGCCCCAGGGCGCGCTGGCGGCCGAGCAGGTGCTCAAGAAGGCGGGGCTCGTCAGCCAGCCCGTGTTCGCGCCGGGCGGAGGGGCGGCGCCGCAGCTGCAAGGGGCGGCCGGCGAACTGCTGGGCCGCATCAACGCCCTCCGCGCCAAGCGGGGGGCGGCGCCTCTGGCCGACCTGTCCACGACGTACATCCCGGCCGACATCGCCGCCGAGATCGGCCGCTACACGCGGAGCTTCAGCAACCCGGAGGCGCTCAACCCGCTCATCCGGGGATTCGACTGGCTGACGAACCTGTTCAAGAGCCACGTCACGGCGCCGTGGCCTGGCTTCCACGTCCGCAACCTCACCTCCGGGCAGGTGGCCAACCTCGCGCGCGGGGCCACGGACGCGCCTGGCCTGGCCGGCGACGCGTACCGCCTCCTCCAGGGCAAGCCGATCGAGTGGGCGGCCGACCTGCCGATCTTCGCCGGCCGGAACCTCACGCCGGAGCAGGCCACCGGCGAGTTGGCCCGCATGATGGCTGCTTGGGGGATCGGCGGCCACGTTCCGCACGTCGGGCGGGACATCGTTGGGCCGGCCGGGCAGACGGTGAACCTGCCGCACGCACTGGACGACGTGCTGTCACGCATCCCGGGGAACACGCCGAAGGACCTCGGGACCGTCCTGGACATCCTCAAGGGCGGCCGCGAGGGCACCAGTTGGAACCCGGCGCGCGCCCTGGACGTGGCCGGCGTCAACACGACGCGGGACGTGTTCACCCCGATCGTCGCCGGCCGCGAACTGGGCGACGTGGTGGAGGGCGTCAACCGTGGCACGGAGTACCTGTCGCTGCTGAAGCGGGGCTACAGCCCGGAGGCGGCCGCGCGGGAGGTGCTCGCCACGCACTTCGACTACACGGCCAACGCCACGACGCCGTTCGAGAAGACGGTGATGCGGCGGCTGATGCCCTTTTATTCTTACGCTCGCGGAAACATCCCTGCCGTGATCGGCCAACTGGCGGCGGAGCCGGGCGGGCTGTACGGCCAGATGGCGCGGCTGGCGCTGGACGCCCGGCAGCAGGGCGGGTTCCTCCCCGCGTACATGGGCGAGGGGCTGGCGGTCCCGATCGGCGGCCGCACGCCGGAGGGGATGCAGCGCTACCTGTCGCGGCTGGACCTTCCCGCCGACCAGGCGTTCGAGATGTTGAAGGGCGGCGGCATCCAGAACACCCTCATGGGGCTTTTGGGCCAGCTAAACCCGATCCTTAAGGCGCCGCTGGAGTACGCCGCCGACCGGCAGTTTTACAGCGGCCGCGAGTTGGGCGACCTGTTCAGCATGACCGGGAACCCGGTGATCGACCAGATCCTCTTCAACAGCCCGGCGGCCCGGCTGGCGACGACGGCGCGCCAGGTCACCGACCCCAGGAAGTGGGACCCCTACGCCCTGCCGCTCAACCTGCTGACGGGGGCCAAGGTGACCGACGTGGACATGCCGAAGTACGAGACGATCGCCGAGCGGGAGTACGTCAAGAAGGCGCTCCAGGGGCTGCCGGCGATCTCGAAGTTCGAGACGATAGCCGTCAAGCCGGAGCTGCTCGGCACGCTCACGCCGGGGGAGCGGGAGTTGGTGCGCTTGCAGCGTCTGCTGGAGCATAAGGCGCGCGAGTCGTCGAAGGAGAGGAAGCTCAAAATTCAGTGAGGTGAGGCATGCCGCTGCATAAGGGTTCGTCGAATGCCGTCGTCTCGGCCAACATCAAGGAGCTGATGGCGAGCGGCCGGCCGCAGAAGCAGGCCGTCGCCATCGCGATGAAGGAGGCGGGGAAGTCGAAGGTGGCCATCAAGGGCAAGAAGAAGGTGAAG